CCGCTAATACTCATGCCGTCAGGTCGCGGCTGTTCGACTCCTGAGCGGTTTATTTTCGATGGGTGAGCGATGAACCACGTATGCACGTCATGCGCTTTGCAGAACTTCTGAACCCTTGTCAGCATATTGCTAATGGCTTCCGTCTCGGTGCTGTTTGCCTTGTCTAGCTCGATGTAGTTATAGGGGTCAATGACTAGCCCACGCACACCCATACGTTTAACCGCTGCTCTAGCTCGATCTAGGATTGACTCCAGTGTCGATGGCTCTTCACCGTTGGTATCGATAAAAAGAAAATGATCGTTGACCCATTTAAACGCTTCGTCTTTTTCTGCCTGTGTCATGCGTTCTTTGCCGTCAAAGAACCGTTTCTTCGTGTAAATCTCCATCAGGCGGCTAATGTGAATGTCGGGCTGATTCTCGAATGAACACACTGCGAACTTCCAATCATCATTCTTGGCTAGGTTGACCATTACCTGATCAATAAAATTCGATTTGCCTGACGACGGATAACCTGTGACCACGGTGAGCTGTGCGGGGGCTATCGTGTAAACCTCATCGACTGACGGATACCCCGTGCTAAACCCCTTCCCCGTTCCTCGGTTGTATAGGTCGTTTAAACGCTCCTCGTAGGTATCGGCTTGGGAAAGACCAGAGATCGGGTACGGCGCAGCGGCGTTGATGATTTCTTCAAGCCGCTCCTTGGGTGTCCGAGTCGGGTCATTGTCTAAAAATACCTCGTTTAAATCCTTATGTTTGAACCTAGCTACCCTGCATTTCTCTTTACCTATGCGTCTAGCTAGTTCTTCTGCCAGTGCCTGACCGGGGGAATCTTGATCCGTTGCCAACACGATGTACGGTGCGGATTCAAGTATGTCTCTGGCATTCCATACATAAGAAAACTTCTTGTCTTCACTGGGTAGTACCTTGCCATCTGCTACCTTAATAGGTGCGCCTGTTGGCACAGAGATGGCGTTGTCAATACCTGCCTCAATCAATGTTAAGCAATCAATCTCACCTTCAACGATGATGATTGGCTTGCCTTTCTCTACCTTGTCTATGCCAAAGAAGTCGTGCGCTCCACCTGCTTCTTGGGTGAAATCCTTTTCAGGAAATGATCTGTACTTAGCTGCGACCAATGCGCCATCACGGTAGTAAGGGAACCCAATGGCATCGCATGATTTGTTTAAACGACCAAAGTATTTGTCTGCCGCGAATAATCGCATTCGATCTGCCGTCTGCTGTGATATGCCTCGCTGTTGTAACCATTCGTAATGATGTGCTTGTAGTTTGTTGCTGACTATTTCTTTGGCGGGAACGGCAGACAATTGGATCTCCTCTTTCTTAGGTTGAACAGAGCCAGAGGCGAGGCAATGATGACAGTAATATACGACTGCCCCATCGGGTTTGCGTGACAATGCCATTTCTTTTAATTTGCTTTTTTTCCTTTCCGGTGAACAGAAAGGGCAGACAACTCTAGCAGTCTGATCGAAGTGGTAATGCGCTAACTCATCAATCATTTCATGCTGCCATCTTTGTTTCGTTTAAAGCTACGGTTCTTTGATGGAGCTTGGAGTGTGACACCATCTTTGTTAGTGCCACCTTTGGAAAGAGCTACCTTGTGAGCTACGTCTTTTCCTGCCACGTTTAAACCTTTACTCTTCATGTCTCTACGGGCTTTGTTTCTCTGCGCCCTGTTCTTCTTTTGTTCTTCTGTGCCTTGATAGGAATCGTATTCCTGCCTGTAGTTTCTTGTCATTTGTTTATCTCCACTGCTTCATGAAATCTATCGATTGGGGAAAGAAATTTCTCGTCTAAACAATACCTGATGCCATATCCAAAGTCATGCGTAACGTGCTTTGCCATAAACTTTTTCTTGCTTGTGAATCCATGAACCCTGACTACCGATGCTGACTGAATTGAACATGAAATAGCCCAATCAGTTAGAAACTCTTCTGGATTGTTAAATATTATGTAACGTGGCTCAGGGGTTTTTGCGTGGGTGCTAGTCTTTATCTGAATCGTTTGTCCGTGATGGGTCATGTCAACGTATCCATCCCCACCTACCGTGATATCAGTTCGGTAAGGTATGTTTAAATATTTACTAATAGCAACCTCACCCAACATCCCTGCGTAGTGGATAGCAAAGTCACCTTGGTTGGATATTCTCCTGTTGACTACCTCGCCACGGTCTTTCTGAACTAACTTAATGCCAACTATAGTTCCTGATGCATGGGCAGCAAAGATAATGTCTGTTGCGTTCAACTGGATATCCATTGACTCTCCTTAATTGTTCGCATTTTTCATTTAAGAAAATAGGATGTCAAGAGTTTTCACTTAATGCTGGTAAGTTAAACGGCATATGCGTTTAAACGTATAAATATAAACCCCGTATAACTTTCTAGGAGTTATACGGGGTTTAATACCAATGCATGTTTAAACAGTGGCTCATATTTTGAGCCTGTGATACATTAACTTTGCATGTTCGAGCGATCATGCAATGAGTCTTTCCCTTCTTTTGCCCCAGAACAGTCTGGGGCTTTTTTTTCCACCGTGATCTCTGCCCTTGGGTTCTCTTTATCTAAACCCCAGATGATGTGCTTTTCTTTTACCTGCCTGTCGTTCGCATAGGCATACCCCTGCAATAGATCCAAGATAAGGCTTTCGTCTAAGTCAGGTCTGCGCGTGGCGTAGTAAATCTTCATACACACCTTTACATCACCATCCATTAACTCTGCATTTTTATCCAGCAATAAATCGCATTGACGTTTAAACGCTTCAGAGTAGTTCAGGGCTTTGGTTGATTTGATAAGCCTAGACATGCCGTGGAAGTGAACAAGCTTTCTGCTGTTTGCTTTGCTTGCAGGTTCACCTAAAATAGTTATTGACAGTACTTGCATAATATTTTTACCTGTACTAGTATTTAGTTTCCAAGGAGGACAAATGATTATCACAAACAAACACAATGTTCCTGAACCACTGGTAACACTGGCTTCGCGGGAATATTACTCTAAGGGTGCGAGTGCATATAGCGTTACCGAAATTATGTCTCCACCAAAAATTAAAAGGCTACGCGAAAAATATAACGACGTTGTAGAGCAGGATGTTTCAGACATGCTCTGGTCGCTACTGGGTTCGGCGTTGCACGTAGTGATGGAACGTGGGCTGACCCCCGGCTACATTCCTGAGCAACGCCTTTTTTATGATCTTGATGGAGTAACCGTGTCGGGTCAGATTGACCTACAACAGGAAACTCCAACAGGGATTGTACTGATTGACTACAAGTTCACAAGCGCATGGGCAGTCATGCAGGAAAAGGCTGAGTGGGAACAACAGCTCAATGTGTACAAGTGGTTGGTAGAGAAATCAAAACGCCGCACGGTGGTAGGTCTAAAGATATGTTCTTTTGTTAGAGACTTTTCTCGCCATGACAAAAGGGAAGACTACCCCGATTCACCAATACATATGGTTGATATTCCTATGTGGGACTCTGCAAGAACAGAAGCCTACGTTAGGGATCGTCTGGATATGCACCGCACGGCGAAAATGAATATGGAGATGGGTCAAGAGTTGCAAGACTGTTCTCCAGAAGAACGGTGGATGTCTGAAACCGTTTATGCAGTAAAGAGAGAAGGCAGGAAGACTGCCATTAAGTTGTTTAAATCGATTGAAGAAGCCAATGAATTGGCAATTAAGGAGAAGGGCTATGTCGAAGAAAGACTCGGAGAACCTAGGCGCTGCGTCGGGAATTATTGTGGAGTCGCCAAGTGGTGTGACCAATATCAGTCAGAAATCACCGGCTGATCTGTTAAAACTCAATGTAAACGAGCATACAGAAAAGAAGAACAACCTTACCTACTTGTCGTGGGCATGGGCATGGGCAGAAGCATTGAAGGCTGATTCTGATGCGTCATTCCATGTACATACATTTGCTGATAAACCATACATGGATGTTAATGGAACAGCAATGGTATGGGTAACAGTGAAAATGTTTGGCAAGCCTATGACTTGTATGTTGCCTGTTATGGATTACCGCAACAAGTGTGTCACTAACCCTGATGCATT